GCCATTAGTTGCCCCCTTTGTAAGGGGCGTGAGGTAGTCGCCCGTCTCTTGCCACGATTTGCTTTGCGCTCTCTAACGCTCTTGCCTTTGTGTATCCATAAAATGTCATTTCGCTTTCTTCCTCTCCTACGAATGCGTTTACCTGCCAGCCCTTTGCATAGGGTGAGCAAGACTTTACTTTGAATGTTGCTGTCATTGTGTGCATTGTTGTCATTTCTTTTCCTCTTTCTGTTGGTTAGTTTACTATACGGTATAGATCGAAATTGAGCTTTGCAGCAGATCTTTTTTAAGCTGTGAGTTGATTGATGGTTTCATCTAGAAACAACATCAAAAGAGACCAAGTCTCTGCCGAAATGTTGTTATCAAAACTAGGCAAGTGCTTTGCAATTACATTAGAGATGTCTTCTGTAAGTGCTAGGTGTAGTTCCTCGTGCTTTATTGCTTTTTCTGTTGCTTGGTTCATTTGTTTTCCCTTTCGTTATCGGTTACAGGCTGGTGTTTCGTCCCAAAGGCGGGCGCATTCTCTGCAAGTGTTGCCTTTCTTTGGGTGGACACTACGCAGAATTTCCTGCGCTGTCTTTGGCATATCTTGAGAGAGAAATCCCTCAATCTGTGTGTTGTGTTCGTCGCAAGTCCAAACACGGCCTTTATATTGGATTGGTGTAGACATTGTTAAATCCTTTCGGTAGATGATGGGATTATTTTATACCTGCCTCTGCCGTATATGCAAGACCATTTCAAAGATTCTTTTTGTCGTGTCGTGTCCTGCCGCAAGTTACTCACCGGTAAGTTACTGATCTTTAATCCTGGTAACTTGAGAGAATGCTGAGAGATTGCTGAGCTGAAGAGGCAGGGCGATAGGTCGAACATCTGTTCGGTATTGGAGAGATATTAAATAGTCGAACACCTGTTCGGGGGGTGCCAGCGGTAGAGTCTGCCTTGCAATTTTCTGCAAAAGATATCCACAGGTTTGTCCACAGGCTGTGCATAACCCCTGCCCTGCCCTGTCTCACAGGCTGAGACCGACCCCAGATGTTGAATTTACAGGCGGGCGGTCCCTGTACTCCCCAACAAAAAATATTTGCTAAAGTGAGATCCCATAATATGGCTCTGACCTGCGGTT